ACCTTTTAAAGCAGCATCATAACAGTTATTTAATATATCGGACAATGTTTTTTGTGAAATATTCATAATTTAAAGCCTCGCTCTCCTTAAAAGATAATATATTGTATCATTTTTAGGAGGAGGGGGTCAAGATTCAGGAGGTAATTATGCAAAATGAACTATATCATCATGTTTATATGCTAAAAATAAGTCCGAAAATTCTAAACTCAGAGCTTATTATGCACATCACTAAAATAAAAAAAGAAAGGAAAAATTCAAAATGGAATTAACAGTTGGCTCCAGACTGAAACACGCCTGGAATGCATTTCTGAATCGAGCCCCAACTGCCAATTATCAGTATGGTATAGGTGGAGGATATGCATATCGACCAGACAGATTTAGACTCACAAGAGGAAATGAGCGTTCTATCGTGACCTCTGTTTACAATCGAATAGCTTTAGATGTAGCCGCCATTAACATTCAGCATGTTCAGTTGGATGATGAAGGGCGGTTTTTAAATGTTATAAAATCTGGACTTAATGATTGCTTATCATTAGAGGCAAATCTGGACCAGACGGGAAGGGCATTTATACAGGATGTTGTTATGTCGATGATGGATGAAGGTGTTGTGGCGATAGTGCCGGTTGATACTACAATTGATCCAGATATATCTAACGGATTTGATATAACGTCAATGCGAGTAGGAAAAGTAGTTGACTGGTATCCACAGCATGTAAAACTCGAAGTATATAACGAACAAACAGGTGTAAAACAGACAATTACTATGCCTAAGAGGAGCGTAGCAATTATTGAAAATCCGCTTTATGCCGTTATTAATGAACCGAATTCTACAATGCAGAGATTGGTTCGAAAGTTGAATCTTTTGGATGCTGTTGATGAACAGAGTAGTTCTGGAAAATTGGATTTAATTATCCAGCTACCATATGTTATCAAATCAGATGCAAGAAGAAAGCAGGCTGAACTTCGAAGGAAAGATATAGAAGAACAGTTATCCGGCTCAAAGTATGGAATTGCGTATATTGATGGAACGGAGCATGTTACACAGTTAAATCGTTCAGTTGAGAATAATCTGATGAAGCAGATTGAATATTTGACGAGTATGCTATATAGCCAGTTAGGTATCACTCAGAGCATATTAGATGGAACAGCTGATGAGAAGACAATGCTTAATTACTACAATAGGACGATAGAACCGATTTTGTCAGCGATTGTTGATGAAATGAAACGTAAGTTCCTTACAAAGACCGCTCGTACAAAGAACAAATCAATTAAGTTCTTTAGAGATCCATTCAAACTTGTACCAATAAGTGAAATTGCTGAGATAACGGATAAGTTTACGAGAAATGAAGTAGCATCATCAAATGAAATGCGTCAGGTAATTGGATGGAAACCATCTGATGACCCTAAGGCGGATGAATTGAGAAATAGTAATATATCACAATCTGACTCTGGAACAGCAAATCAGACTGATGATGAAAATCAAGATATAGGAGGAAAAATTCAAAATGAAGTATGATTTTGGTGGTTATGCCACACGAAACGACCTTACTTGTAGTGATGGTCGTGTAATTAAAAAAGACGCTTTTAAATCACAGAATGGACAGACCGTACCATTAGTATGGAACCATAATCACAATGACGTTAATGATGTACTTGGATTAGCACATCTTGAAAATCGTAAAGATGGTGTATATGCGTATTGTGAATTTAATGATACGGATAATGGTAGAACTGCAAAAGAGCTTGTACAGCATGGCGATGTAAAGTCACTTTCAATCTTTGCAAACCAGTTGATGCAGAAAGGTTCCGATGTAATTCACGGATTAATCAGAGAGGTTAGTCTTGTGCTCGCGGGAGCTAATCCTGGAGCTTTTATTGATGATGTAATTGCTCATGGAGAAGATGGTTCCGGGATTATCGCTTGTTATGACGAGGGTGTAACAGTATTTATGCACTCTGACGACAAACGAGATGACGAAGAGAAAACCAAGGACTCAAAAGATAAGAAAAAAGAAAAGTCTGAGGATGATGAGACTGTAGAAGATGTCTTTGACTCACTTACGGAAAAGCAGAAGACTGCTGTGTATGCTGTTATCGGAACAATTATGGAAGACAAAGAAAACAATGATGACTCAGATGATAATGAAGGAGGAAATAATAAAATGGCGATGAAACATAACGTATTTGAGAATGGTGCACAGGCACAGGATAACACACTTTCTCATGCTGACCAGGTTGCAATTATTAAGAAAGCAAAGATGAGAACAGTTGGAACTTTTAAGAACGCTTTAAGGGAGTATGCAGAGGAGAATGTTCTTCAGCATGATGCAACAAGCAGTGGTGTATCTTCAGAAGATATTTCTAAACTCTTCCCAGAGTATGCAGATGTGAGACCTGGTGCACCAGAGCTTATCACAAATGATCAGGGCTGGGTCGGTAATGTTATTTCTAAAGTACATAAATCACCTATGTCACGAATTAGAACAACACAGGCAGATATTAGATATATCGATGATCTCAAGTCTCATGGTTATAAGAAAGGAAAGCAGAAGAAGCTGAATGGTAATTTCAGCCTTGTAAGAAGAACAACTGACCCTCAGACAGTTTACACAAAGAGTGCTCTTAACAGAGATGATATTGTCGATATTACAGATTTCGATTATGTTGCATATCTGTACAGCATTGATCGTATGAACCTTAACGAAGACCTTGCCAGAGCAATTATGATCGGTGATGGTCGTGAAGAGGGGGCTGACGATAAGATTGCAGAAGACCATATCAGACCTATCTGGCTCGATGATGATCTTTATACAATTCATGTGGACCTTGACATTACAGCTATGAAGGCTGAACTTCAGGGAACAAATACCGGAGCTAATTTCGGCGATAACTTCGTATATGCAGAGGCAATGGTACAGACATTACTTTATGCAAGAGAAGATTATAAGGGAACAGGTACTCCAGATTTATACTGCACACCTCATATGGCAAATGTAATGCTTCTTGCAAGAGATATTACTGGTAGAAGAATTTACTCTTCTAAGGCAGAACTTGCTACAGCATTAAATGTTGGAACAATCGAGACAGCTGAGCAGTTTGCTAACAAGACCAGAAAGACATCTGATGGTAAGACAAAGAAACTCATCGCTATCATGGTAAATCTTCAGGATTATTCACTTGGAGCAACAAAGGGCGGAGAGATTACACACTTCACTCAGTTTGATATCGACTTTAATCAGGAGAAATCACTTCTTGAGACACGTTGCTCCGGAGCTCTCACAAGAGTCTACTCTGCAATTGCTATTGAGGAAGATGTTACAGACAATAAGAGCCAGCAGACCGGAGGATTAGCAGCCTAAGATAAATCGTAGAAAGGAAATTTCAAAATGAGTAAATTTTTTGGAGCAATTGGTTATTCCGTATCAGAAGAAACAGCTCCCGGTGTATGGACAGACCGTATTGTAGAGCATAACCATTATGGTGATGTTAATAGGAGTAAGGCTCAGCATGAAACTGGAACATCACTTAATGATAACCTTAATATTTCAAATGAGTTTAGTATTATTGCTGACCCATTTGCTTATGAGAATTTCCAGAATATGCGATATATCGTATTTATGGGAGCTAAGTGGAAAATTACGAGCGTAGAAGTTCAGTATCCACGATTAATTCTGACAGTTGGAGGTGTTTATAATGAGCAGACGACTTAAACTGCATAGTATTCTTTGCGGTATATTAGCTTGCCCGGAGAGAGGGAAAGAGTGCCGAGCTTATTTTCAACCGCCAGCATCTGTTAGTATGAAATACCCTGCCATTGTGTATGCCCTTAATGGAAAAGATAAGAGGCACGCCGATGACAGGGTTTATTTGTCTTCAAATCGTTATTCGGTGACAGTTATAGACAGCAATCCAGATAGCGATATAGCAGACAAAGTATCTGAATTACCAATGTGCAGGTTCAATACAGCCTATACCAAGGATAATTTGAATCACACAGTATATGAAATTTATTATTAGGAGGAAATCAACATGTCAAAACTTACATGGGATAATGAAGGTGAGCGATTGTTTGAAACTGGTGTCAGTGAAGTCGCTCTTTACCCATTTCAGACAAATGGTTACACAAAGGGTGTTGCTTGGAATGGTGTAAGTTCTATTACAGACAGTCCTGGAGGAGCAGAGTCGAATAAGATTTATGCAGATAACATCGAGTATCTCAATCTTATGTCTGCTGAAACAGCTGGTGGAACTATCGAAGCATATATGGCACCAGATGAGTTTGCTGAATGCGATGGTTCTGTAGAGGTTGCACCTGGAGTATATGCAGGTCAGCAGAACCGTAAGAAGTTTGGTCTTGCATATAAGACTATTCTCGGAAATGATACAGAGTCAAATGACCATGGCTATAAACTTCACTTAGTATGGGGATGCCTTGCTTCTCCATCAGAGAAACAGAATTCATCTGTAAATGAGAGTCCAGAGCCATTGGCTATGTCCTGGGAATACAGTGCAACACCAGTTAAAGTTACTGCGGCTGTTAAGGGTAAGAAACTCAAAGCAACAGCTACAATGACATTCGACTCGACAAAGGTAGATGCCACAAAGCTTCAGAAGTTGGAAGGTATTCTTTATGGAACAGATGGTTCTGGATCAACTGAGCCAAGACTTCCAATGCCAGATGAAATCATTTCTATGATGACAACCGAAGGTTAATTAAATATTCAGTCTATGCGACGTATTCAGTTCGGCTGGCGTCGCTTTTTTTTTAATTTGAAAGGAGAAATTCAAAATGCATAAAGAAACTATTACTTATGTTGATTTCAACGGAACAGAAAGAACAGAAGACCACTATTTCAATCTCAGCAAAACAGAGATTACAGAATTAGAGGTAAGTATGCCTGGCGGTCTTGCAGAGTATCTCATGGGAATTGTAAACGCCAAAAATGTTCCGGAAATTATGGCCTCATTTAAGAAGATTATTTTATCTGCATACGGCATTAAATCGGCAGATGGAAGAAGACTTGAAAAAGGAGAAGAAATCAGCAAAGCATTCACAGAATCACCGGCATATGACGTGCTGTTTCAGAGATTATTCTTATCTGGAGATGTTAATGCTGCTTCTGATTTCATTAATGCAATTATTCCTCAGATTAAGGATGATGCGGCACAGTCAGCAGCAGAGAATAAGAATTTAACCGTTGTTTCTGGAGCGGCACAGTAATTCATTTTTGGAGGTGTAAAGATGCTTAATATCGTAATACCTTCAGTTGAATTATGGGATGAAAAGAACGAGCAATTCATCTATACAAAAGAACGAAAATTACAGTTAGAGCATTCTTTGGTTTCAGTTGCTAAATGGGAAGCTAAGTGGAATAAGCCCTTTATAAATAAAAAAGAGAAAACCACAGCAGAAATTATCGACTATGTGCGATGTATGACTATTACGCAGAATGTACCAGATGATTGCTACAACTATTTAACAATAGCAAACATAGAAGAAGTGAACAGGTATATTGCATTACCAATGACGGCTACTTGGTTCACTGAAACAAAAAAGAAAGTAACAACAAATCGCGAGCAGATTACAGCGGAACTTATTTATTATTGGATGATTAGTTTCAATATTCCTATGGAATGTCAGAAATGGCATTTGAACAAATTGCTTACTCTGATAAGGGTGTTCAATGAGAAGAATCAGCCTAAAAAGAAGATGAGTCAACAGGAACTATATCGTCAACACGCTGCAATAAATGCTGCTAATAAAAAACGATTTCATTCAAAAGGATAGGAGGAAATATTATGGGACTTAATGGTATTGATGTCAGCGGTTGGCAGGAAGGTATTGATTTATCTGCTGTTGCCGCTGATTTTGTAATTATGAAAGCTACTCAGGGTACTGGATTTGTCAGCAAAGATTTTGTTAGACAGTATCAGCAGGCAAAAGAAAATGGAAAGCTTGTCGGATGTTATCACTATGCCGAGGGAGGCGATTATGTTGCAGAGGCAAACCATTTCCTTGATGTTGTTGGAAATCGCGTTGGAGAAGCTATTCTTTGTCTTGATTGGGAAGGACGGGATAATCCAACATTTGGTCAGAACGATTTCAACTGGGTTAAAGGATTCTGCGATTATGTATTCTCTAAGACTGGTGTAAAACCACTTGTTTATATTCAGAAGAGTGCTATGGAAAGAATCGATGGAATTGGCGATTATGGATTATGGATTGCACAGTATCCAGATTACACACCAACTGGATACCAGGAGACACCTTGGAATGAGGGGGCTTACGATTGTGTAATTAGACAGTACAGTTCAGTAGGTCAGATTAGCGGATACAACGGAAATCTTGATTTAGATAAGTTTTACGGAGATGCCGGTGTTTGGAGAGCATATGCCGCTGTAAACGGAGAGAGTGTATCACCAGAGCCAACACCTCATCCGGTAGTTAATACTCCAGATGGTTCTACTCTTGAATTAGTTGAAAGAACTATTAGAGGCGAATTTGGAGATGGAGATGACAGAAGAGCTAATCTTGGAACACGATACGATGAAGTACAGAGTTTCATTAACCATATTTATGAAGCTTCTGCTAATGATTTGGCAAATGAGGTTCGTTCTGGAAAGTACGGCAATGGTGATATAAGAAAGGCGGTTTTGGGAGACCGTTATTCAGAGGTACAGGGAGTTGTAAATTGTGAAGCAGAAAAGGAATACTATACAATTCAGTCAGGTGATGTGTTATCAAAAATAGCCGCTGATAATGGTACTACCGTTGATAATCTTGTGCGTCTTAATGATATTAGCAATCCAGATCTGATTTATGCGGGTACGAAGATTAGAGTTAGGTAGGGGTAAATACATATGATTAGTTTCAGACAAAAGGGCGACTTCCACAAGCTTACCAAATATCTGGAAAGAGTGAAAGAAGTAGCACGAATAGGTGACCTTGATAAATATGGTCGCCAAGGTGTGGCAGCCCTTGCGTCTGCTACGCCGAGAGATACTGGAAAAACTGCAAATTCGTGGAATTACGAAATCAAGCAGGAGAAGGGTTCGGTATCTATTAGCTTTTATAACACAAATATTCAAAATGGAGTTCCAATTGCAATTATCTTGCAGTATGGACATGGAACTCGTAACGGAGGCTGGGTACAGGGTCGAGATTATATCAATCCTGCTATTCAGCCTATTTTTGACGAAATTGTCAAGTCAGCGTGGAAGGAGGTTACAAGTCTATGAGTACAACTGTTGATCAAAGAGTCGTTGAAATGCGATTTGACAATAAGCAGTTTGAAAATAATATTCAGACAAGCTTATCTTCTATAGACAAACTTAAAAAGAGCTTGAATATGGATGGAGCAACAAAAGGACTTGAAAGTGTTGAAAAAGCCTCTGGTAAGATAAATCTTTCTGGATTATCAAATGCTGTTGAAACCGTTAATGCTAAATTCTCAGCATTAGAAGTAATGGCAATTACGGCATTGGCAAATATTACAAATTCGGCAGTAAATGCAGGTAAAAGTATTGTTTCAGCATTAACTATCGATCCAATCAAAACAGGATTTCAAGAATATGAAACGCAGATTAATGCAGTTCAGACAATCTTAGCAAATACTTCATCAAAGGGAACCACCCTTGACCAGGTTAATAATGCATTAGATGAGTTAAACCACTATGCAGATATGACCATTTATAATTTTACGGAGATGACACGTAATATTGGTACCTTCACAGCGGCGGGTGTTGATTTGGATACCTCTGTTTCTGCAATTAAAGGTATTGCCAACCTTGCCGCTGTATCAGGTTCAACTTCACAGCAGGCAAGTACAGTAATGTATCAGTTATCACAGGCATTAGCAGCAGGAACAGTAAAATTACAAGACTGGAACTCTGTTGTAAATGCCGGTATGGGCGGTCAGGTATTCCAGGATGCTTTAAAAGAAACAGCAAGAGTTCACGGAATAGCTATTGATGACATGATTAAAGATGAAGGGTCATTCAGAGAAACTTTACAGAAAGGCTGGCTGACATCTGACATCTTAACCGAGACATTATCTAAGTTTACAGGTGACTTGAACGAGGAGCAGCTCAGAACTATGGGTTACTCAGAAGAGCAGATAGCATCAATAATCAAAATGGGTCAGACTGCTAATGATGCCGCTACAAAAGTAAAGACATTTACTCAGTTATTTGACACATTAAAGGAAGCCGCACAGTCTGGCTGGACCCAGAGTTGGGAAATTATCGTTGGTGACTTTGAAGAAGCGAAAGAATTACTCACAGAGATGAGTGATATATTCAGCGCAATTATAAATTCATCGGCGGATGCCAGAAATAGCATGTTGCAGGGCTGGAAAGATTTGGGAGGAAGAACAGCACTTATAGAAGCAGCTAGAAATGCTTTTGAAGGAGTGCTTAGTATTATTAAGCCAGTAAAAGAAGCATTCCGTGAAATTTTCCCACCGATGACAGCACAACAATTATACAATATTACAGATGCGTTAAGAAATTTAACAGCACATCTGAAACTTAGTGATACGAATTCAGAAAATTTGAAAAGAACATTTAAAGGTTTGTTTGCAGTAATTGATATTGTTAAGCAGGCATTCGTTGCAGTTGCAAAAGGAGTTGGCTCTCTTTTAGGTGGAACAGGTGATTTAGCAAGTTCTATTTTATCGGTTACAGCTCGCTTCGGAGATTGGCTTGTAAAACTTGATAAAACTATCAAGAAAACAGACATGTTCAATGTCGCTATACAAACTGTGATTAAATATATAAAAACCGGTGTGGCAGTAGCAACAGATTTAATTGATAAGGCAGTTGATGCAGTCACAAGATTCGCAAATGCTATAAAGCAAAAGTATGATACTGGCGGATTTGCAGTTATTCATTCTGTTCTGGAAAGAGTATATACAAGAATGTCAGAAGTTGGAGAAGCTGCTGACGGAATGCGAAGTGGTGTCGAAATTGCAATTGATGCGATGGGTAAAGCACTCGAAAATTCCAAGTTTTTACAAGTGCTCCAGGCATTATGGAATGGAGTAAAGACTATTGGAACCGGTATTACAAAAGCAATGAAAACTCTTGCCAGTGGATTTGTAGAAGATATCAGCGACATCAATTTTTCAAGTGTGTTTGATGTTCTCAGCGGAATTTCATTAGCTGGAATTGCAGTTGGAATTAATAAATTCCTTAAAGGAATCACAGATGCAGTGAGCGATGTTACAAAACTAACAGATCAAATCAAGGGAATTCTTGACAGCGTTAGAGGTTGCTTTGAAGCATATCAGACACAATTGAAAGCAGGAACTTTGATTAAGATAGCCAGTGCAATTGCAATTCTTACGGGAGCTATTGTGGTACTTTCACTAATTGACTCTGCAAAATTAGCATCAGCTATTACCGCATTAACGGGATTATTTGCAGAACTTATGACATCTATGGCTATCTTTACAAAGATAAGCGGTGACCTTAAGAATGCTGGAAAAACAGCCACAATTATGTTGGGATTATCAGTTTCAGTGTTAATTCTTGCATCGGCATTGAAAAAGATTGCATCTTTGAGTTGGAATGAGATAGCGAAAGGACTTACCGGTATTACGGTAATTTCTGGTGTATTGGCTGGCGTTGCAAAAGTTATTTCAAAAGATGAAAAGACAATTGCCAAAGGAGCATTCAATCTTATATTCCTGGCGACAGCTGTTAAGATATTAGCATCTGCCTGCAAAGATATATCACAACTTAGTTGGGGAGAACTTGGTAAGGGACTTACTGGAGTAGGTGTCCTGATGGCAGAAATAGCTTTATTCTTGAATACGGCTAAATTTAGTGGAAAAGCAGTATCAACAGCAACAGGAATTCTTGTACTGTCAGCTGCTATAAAAGTATTAGCGTCTGCTTGCAAAGATTTTGGCTCTATGCAGTGGAGTGAGATTGGAAAAGGTCTTACAAGTATTGGTATATTACTCACAGAGATTGCAGCATTTACAAATCTTACAGGCAATGCCAAACACGTTGTATCTACGGGTATTGCATTAATCGCTATTGCAGGAGCTATGAAAATTATGGCATCTGCTGTAGAAGATTTCGGTTCTATGCAGTGGGATGAAATTGGCAGAGGACTGACCGTTATGGCAGGAGCATTGGCAGAGATTACATTAGCTGTCAATTTAATGCCTAAAAATATGGTATCAACAGGTGTTGGTCTTATCGCCGTTGCCGGAGCACTTACAATATTATCCAATGTTCTAAGTACAATGGGAAATTTCACATGGGAAGAGATTGGTAAAGGTCTTGTTACTATGGGAGGAGCGTTAGCGGAACTATCGATAGCGTTAAATCTTATGAACGGAACATTGTCTGGTTCAGCGGCATTACTCATCGCAAGTGCTTCGTTAGCGGTGTTGGCGCCAGTTCTGAGTATACTAGGTGCTATGAGTTGGGAAGCAATAGCCAAAGGTTTGGTTTCTTTAGCAGGAGCATTTGCAATTATAGGTGTAGCTGGTGCTGTATTATCACCGATTATTCCAAGTATTTTAGCGTTAGCAGGGGCATTTACACTTATAGGTGTCGGAGTTGCTGCGACAGGAGCAGGTTTATTAGCTGCTGGACTTGGATTACAGGCACTTGCTATTGGACTTACTGCAATAGCAGCAGCTGGAACAGCAGGAGCGACAGCACTTGTAGCGGCATTGGCAGTCATCATTACAGGCGTGGCGGATTTGATTCCAGCAGTGTTAGTCAAATTGGCAGAGGGAATTGCTCAGTTCTGCGTTGCATTAGCAGGAGCAGCACCACAAATTTTAGAGTCGCTGGTCGTTATTATTACGGCTTGTCTTGCGGCGATATCAAACGTGGTACCGCAATTGGTCGAAGTCCTCGTAACATTGCTGGTTACAACTCTTCAAACTTTGGCTGAGCATACGCCAGAAATTGTACAGGCTGTGTTCGATATTCTGATTGCATGTCTACAGGGAATTGCAGATAATATTGGAATGGTGGTTCAAACTGCTATAGATATTGTGCTGAATTTTATCGATGGAATAGCTCAAAAATTACCAGATGTGATTCAGTCTGGTGTTAATTTGCTCTTGAGTTTCATCGAGGGAATTATCAGTGCCATTGATAATAACTCCGAGCGATTAGCAAATGATATACGAAATTTGTTTAAAGCATTAATTCGCGCAGCGGTTCTTGTACTTACTGGTGGAGTTGTTGATATCAAAGAAGTTGGTTCCAAGATAATGAATTCTGGACTTATTAAAGGTATCAAAGATGAACTATCAAATCTTAAGGAAACTGTGCGTGATTTGATATCAAATGCGAAACAGGTTATCGAGGATAAAATTGATTCTTTTAAGAACATCGGCAAGCATCTTATTGGTGGATTTATCGGTGGTATCAAAGATAAAGCTTCGGATTTAGCAGACTCTGCACTTGATGCTGTTAAAGGTGCTGTAAATGGTGTAAAGAGTTTTCTTGGCATTCATTCACCTTCAAGGTTGTTTGCTCAAATTGGTAGATATACTGATGAGGGATTTATTAATGGTGTGAATGCTTATGCTGGAAAAGTATCTGACGCTACCGTTGATATGGGAAAAGGTGCTGTTGGTGCAATGTCCGATACACTTTCAACTATTGCAGATTTGGTTAGTTCCGATATAGACACAGAGCCTACTATAAGACCGGTAATGGATCTGTCAAATATTCAAAATGGTGCTAATCAGTTGTTTAGTATGATGAAGAGTGTTGACGGGTATTCGTTATCTGGTTCACTAGACATTGCCAATAGAACCGGTAATCGTATTAATGAAGTAAGAAGCAAAGCAACTGATAATTCCAGTGTGTTAGATAAGATTTCAGATGCTGTTGGAAACTTCAACGGCGGAAATTCATTCGAAAATACATTTAATATCACGGGAAGTAATCCTAAAGAGATTGCAGAAGAAGTATCAAACATTATTCAGAGACAAGTTGAAAGGAGGGATGCTTCATGGGCGTAATTATTTACAATGGTGTTTCATCGGAAGAATTCGCTATCCAAGTGGAGCATCCGCCTGGATATGAAACTCCGGAAAAGGACTATGAAGTTACACATATTCCTGGAAGAAACGGGGATATTTATGTCGATAAAGGGTCATATAAAAATGTATCAAGAAGTTATGACATAGCTATTGGTGCTGAAAATAAGGATTTTACAACGATGGCAAATTTTATTTCGGAGTGGCTTAACTCTGCGTCTGGATATGCTAAGTTGGAAGATTCATATGAGCCGGAATATTATCGACTTGCTGCTTATAAGAGTGGTGGAACAATTGAAAACATATTACAGCACGCTGGGCGTATTACAGTCGCATTTGATTGTAAACCTCAGCGTTTTCTTAAATCTGGAGATATTCCAGTAATTGTTAGAGCAACGAGTAAATTAAGAAATCCAACAGGATTCAAATCGCTTCCTATTATAAAAGTGAACGGTTCTGGAAAAGGGAATCTAAGAGTTGGCGATTATCTTATCACAATTTCGAATATTAGTCCGTATTTAACAATTGATAGTGAACTACAAGATGCTTATAAAGGCACTACAAATTGTAATTCACGTATAACGTTGAGCAACGGATTTCCGAAGCTTATAAAAGGTGAAAACGAAATCTCTTTTTCTGGTGGAATAACAAGTGTGGAGGTGATACCTAAATGGTGGACACTATGATTACTCTTCATGAGTCTACAGAAACAGCATTCACAACGAATGGATTAGGCACATTAAGTGACTCCATTACTTGCGAAGTTACTGAAGAAAGAAATGGGGAGTTCGAACTTGAAATGGAATATCCGGTTACAGGTATCAGATATAAGGAATTACAGCTTAGGCGTATCATTATGGCAAAGCCAAATCCTTATTCTGACCTACAACCATTCCGAATCTATGCAATCACAAAGCCAATTAATGGAATTGTTACAATAAATGCTGAACATATAAGTTACGATATGTCTGGATACCCAGTATCAGCATTTGCAGCTGGCACGGTTCAAAATGCATTTATTAATATGAAATCCGCATCAGCGGTTGATTGTCCTTTTTCATTTTCAACAGATAAGACCACAACGGCAAATATGACAGTTCTTAAACCGTCAAGTATGCGTTCACTTCTTGGCGGAGTAGATGGCTCAATTCTTGATGTGTATGGAGGAGAGTATGAATTTGATAAGTTCAACGTAAAGCTTTGGAATAAAAGAGGTGCTGATAGAGGTGTTAGCATCAGATACGGAAAAAATCTCACTGATTTGAAGCAGGAAGAGAATTGCAGTTCTGTCTATACAGGTGTTTATCCATTCTGGTATTCGGAGCAGGAAGGTATTGTGCAGCTGGATGAGAAGATTGTGAAAGCCTCTGGTACATATAATTTTACAAGGATTTATCCATTGGATTTATCGCAGGAATGGCAGGAAAAACCAAATCAAGAGCAGCTCAGAACAAGAGCCAATTCTTATATGAAAGCAAACAACATAGGAGTACCAGCTGTATCATTGACTGTATCATTTATACAATTGTCACAATCTACGGAGTATGCTAAATATGCGCTTTTGGAGGATGTACATCTTTGCGACACTGTAAGCGTTGAGTTCCCGGAGTTAAATGTTAGCGCCACGGCAAAGTGTATAAAAACTATATATGATGCCATAAGTAATAAGTACGTGTCGATTGAACTTGGAGAATCAAGGACAAATCTTGCATCAACGATTTCTGACCAAAAGCAGGCAATCTCTGATACTATTACTAAAACATTTATGCAACAGGCTATTGAGAATGCTACGAAATTGATTAGTGGAGGCCTTGGCGGTTATGTGATTATGAACAGCAGCACCGGTGGAAAGTATCCGGATGAAATTCTTATTATGGATACAGATGATATTGCTACTGCGAAGAAGGTATGGCGTTGGAATAAAGGTGGATTGGGATATTCTTCAACAGGATATAATGGTCCATTCGCTTTAGCTATGACGCAAGATGGTCAAATTGTAGCGGATTTTGTTAAAACCGGAACGATGAGTGCAAATCGTATTAATGGTGGTACTTTAATTCTTGGCGGAAAGAATAATGCGAATGGTACGGCACTTATAAAAGATGCTAATGGAAATGTTCTTATTCGACTTGATAGAGATGGAATAACTTTATCAGAAGATGTTCAGATTTCTTATGAAAATATTTCAGATACGCCATCTATTCCAACGAAAGTGTCAGAGCTTACGAACGACAGTAAATATACAACTATGTCAGATGTTGAGAATAAAGGGTATCAGACAAAGGCTAATGTAACCAAAATCACTAAGGATACAGTTACAACAACATATGTAAATGCTTTGGATATAACTGCTAAACAGGTTAATTGTAAATCCGGTAGTAAAGAAGCCAATATTAATGCTGGCGCGTCTCATTATAAGTATGCCGATGAGTACATAGGAGAAATAGGTACGAATAGTTGGGCTGGAAATGACAATCGTAGAGGTCTTGTGTTCGACTTAGATGAAGATGGCGATTATATGACATGGGCTGCACAGCCTAAGAGTGGTCAAAATTATTTAGTTAAACTTTTATATGAAAGAAATGGCTATAATTCAAATGGTACAACCTATGATGCCGATACTATAAATTTAGGATGCAACGTTGATATGCATTACTATAAACTCAAGAATGTATCTTGGGAAAATGGCGGAGGAATAACCGGAACTATGAATTTTGTACAGATTGATTCTATGAATAGTGATGGAACCGCTGCTAGATGGCGTAGTGGACATGCATATCTCAAATTTGAACGAGGCGTTCTTATTGGCGCTGGTTGGAATGATTATTAGGAGGTTTTATGCAAGAAAATATTACAGAAGTTAAAGATAAGAACCTCGTATTAATCGAGGCTGATAATGAAGTATCTAAGCCTGATAAAGGTGAAGATGTTATACAAGATAATTCCGAGCAGGAACAACTTCGCTCTGATGTTGAATTTATATCAATGATGACTGGCGTTGATTTAGGAGGTGATTAAGAATGGGTGTATATACACCAGACTCAAACAGAGTTGTGCATTATACGTATGCAGACATGACAGCTCGTCAGATTGTACGTCCGGTTCATCTTGTGCAGTATGATCAGGGATTGCCGATTATTGCGGTAAAACTATATAATGACGGACTTGAATATACAATACCTACTGGCGCAACAGTTAATATAAGATGTGGCAAGGTTGATGGTAATTTTGTATATAATCCTGCATTAGGGTGGGATTCTGCTATGCATACGGTTTACTTTGAAGTTACAAAGCAAATGACCGCACTGGCAGGAGAAATAAATCCTATTGTAGAGATTGAGTTAAATAACAAGATTGTATCCAGTGGGGCAATTGCCGTGCAGATTGATTTCAACCCTGTACAGGAACGGAGCATAAGGTCGACAACGGAATACCTCACTGCTAAGCAATATGCATTCCAGGCGGTTGATGCAGCAGCAAAAGCAGCAAGCTCTGCAAGCCAGGCATCTGGATATGCTAGCACAGCAAATTCAAGAGCAAACGCAGCGGCATCATCAGCTTCAGGTGCGGCTAACTCTGCAAGTGCAGCTAGTACGAGTGCAGCGAATGCGAAAAGCTATGCTGATTCAGCCGCTTCATCGAAGAATGCTGCGGCATCGTCGGCTTCTAATGCATCAGCATCAGCAACAAATGCCAAAAAGTCTGAAACAGCGGCAGCGAACTCAGCATCTTTAGCGCAGGCAGCATATGAAGAAATTCTTGGAGCAGATGTCGGTAAATTTGGTTTACAGCTTGCTAATGAACACTCGGTGTTACAACCGATTTATGATTCATCAGGGCAGAACATATGTGACTCAAGCGGTAAAGAAATACAAGGACGTATAATATTTGCTGATGAGAGCGAAGTTGTATCATTACGACAGCAGGTTAATAATTTGGATACGTTTATAAGAAGCGTTATCAGCAGATTAGGAAAGGAGGATTAATAAAAATGCCTAAAGTAACAGATTATCCCGAAGCAACTAGACTTGATAGTGGAGATGCAATTATCAAAGATGGTATGGGCGGAACAAAGAAAATAACAGCTGCAAATGCAGCAGTAGAATTTGCTGGTCTTGTATCAGCTATTAATCATCGAAATGTATATAGAGGAAAGAATCTTGGTTCATCGGTGACCGTTGCTCAGAAAACCGCTATTCAAAATGGAACTTTTGATGACCTATTTATCGGAGATTATTGGGTTATCAGTGGTGTGACATGGGTTATTGCTGATATGGATTATTTCCTCAGATGTGGCGATAGCGACTTTACAAAGCATCATTTGGTAATTGTACCAGCGGCATCGCTTTATAGAGGACAGATGAATGCAACTAATACGACAGCGGGTGGATATGTAGGTTCTGTAATGTATAAAACAGGACTGGATAATGCAAAAGCAAAATTTAAGGCTGCTTTTGGAGATATGCTTCTTACTCACAGAACTTATCTTGTAAATGCAGTCGCCAACGGAAAACCATCTGGAGCAGCATGGTTTGATGAGACAGTAGCTCTTATGAATGAGATTATGGTATATGGAACACATTTCTTCGAGCCTGCAAATGATGGAACCGCAATTCCTACAAAATATAGCGTATGCAATTCGCAGTTAGCATTAATGAAGCTTAATCCGAAAATGATTAAGACAAGAGGAACATATTGGCTACAAAACATCATTTCTTCGAACGGTTTCGCTCGTGTGCTCGACATTGGCTCTGCGGGCTGCGCCAACGCTTCGTTATCTTTTGAGGTTCGTCCGTATGGAATCATTGGTTAAGTAAAAATCTCCGCCCC